TAACTGCCGTCGATGTTGTTGGGATTGATTGCACTGGTCATTGTTGGGTCCTCGTAGTAGATATTTATTCCCAAAGGGTCTACGCTAAATAATACAAAGGTCCGCTGACATGCAAAAAAAGACACGAAGTATACTAGAAGAATTAGACACGTTGTATGTAGAACGTGATCGCCGCTTGTTGATTGAAAATCGTGCCAGCAACATCATTGACACTGCCATACGCTTGCTGGAACAGATTGAGTCAGAGTATTCGCCTGAACAGGCTGAAAATCTCACTAGAAAACTGCTGAATGCAATCCGTACCCGAGACAGTGGCAAGTTTTCTAGATCAGTCAGGAGAACCCATGCAGATTCATGAAATAACTACCCTTAACGAAAACTTTCTAAAACGTTTAGCTACAGATGCTCGTAACGATGCATTTAAAAAAGCCACTGGTGTGGATTGGAACACTTATAAACTTGCACAAACTACACCACTGCCTGCATCAGCACCAGCTGCACCAGCACCAGCACCAGCAGCGGCAGCGGCAGCACCTAAACCAGCTGCAACAACTGTGACACCTACAGGATTCAATGCTGGCAATGTGTTAAATCTCCCAGGTGTAAAGCAGGCCCCAGCAACAGTTCTGCAATCACCTGAACAAATTCGCAAGGCCAAACAAGCATTGGCAGCACAAACAGCAAGGGATCAAATGACAGGTAAAACAACAGCTCAACCAGCTGCAACTGTACCTTCTGCAGCAGCACCAATTGAAAAGCCTGGATTCTTAAAAACTGCCACAGATAAAATAGCTGACAGAAACAAAACTCAAGCACCGCCTACAACTTCGACTGCACCAGCAGCAACACCAGTTGCCCCAGCAGCAGCTCCGGTAGTTTATCAATTTGATGGCCGGCCCCTTAATCCTCAAAACACACGGGATTCTGCTATTATTGCACAGCTTCAGGCTGCAGGAGTAACTTCTGCTACCTCGGGAATTAAGAAAACAAAATGAAACTACTAGAAGGCGGAAACGTATTTAAAACTGCTGACGGCAAGCCAGCCACACAGCGTATTGACCGAGCGGATGTGCCTGCTACAATCAAGTGGCTGGAAGGTGTGCTGGGCATGCAGTTCCCTCAAGATCGTTGGCTGGGTTCAACTGGCCGTGCTGCCACTTCAGGCGACCTAGACTTGGCAGTGGATTTAGCGGATGCTGACAAAGAAGCTATTGCACAACGGCTCACACAATTTGTTCAGCAGAACAAACAAGACCCGCGTGACTGGGTACGCAAATCAGGTGAAGTACATTTCAAAACTCCTATCGGTGGCCGTGCTGAAAATGGCTTTGTACAAACAGACTTTATGTTTTTCCCCAATGTGGACTGGGGCACATTCTTCTATGCAGGCGGTACAGATTCAGCCTACAAAGGCATGGTACGCAATGTGCTAATGTCCAGCTTGGCCAAACACCTGGGACTCAAGGTAGGAGCCAACGGTATGTTCAGTCGTGCCACCAATGAGCCAGTACGCGATGGTATGGATCCTGACCGTGTGGCACAGACTTTGCTGGGCCCAGGCCGTGATCAAGATGACCTAAAGAACGTGGAAACTATCTATCAGAATCTAGCTGGTGATCCTGAACGTGATGCTAAACTCCGTGACTTCCGTGAATATTTGGCACGTGAAGGTTTACAGGAACCAGATACCAGCGTGAAAGAAAGTGATGTGGGTTTTCTGGCACGCTTGAGAGATCGCATTGTAAACCAAGGCATGATGCCTTTGGTAGAAGCACCAGACTCTGTACAAATGATTTCTGAAGCCGAAGCAGGCCAAAGGTATTGAACATCTAGAAGATCTGGTGTTCCGTCGTGGCACACAAGGCATTGTGGATGCACTAGAAATAGTTCAACAGGCCATGGAACAGCCCAGCACAGTGACTGCCAAATGGGACGGCAAACCTGCTGTGATCTTTGGTCGCAAGCCTGCCACAGGTGAGTTTGTGCTGACTGATGGGTCGGGATTTGAAGCCAAGGGCTACGACGGTCTGGCCACTAGTCCTCAAATGATGGCTGATATACAGAGCAAGAGATCAGGCGATCGCACAGAACTAATCCAGTTGTATGCCACCTTGTTTCCTGTGCTAGAAGCAGCACTGCCTGCAAACTTCCGTGGCTATGTCAAGGGCGACTTGTTGTACATGGACACACCGCCCGAAGTAGCCGGCAACTATGTGTTCCGCCCCAATACTATCGAATACAAAATTCCAGTTCGCAGTGCCTTGGGTCAACGCATAGGTGCCAGCAAAATTGGCATTGCTATTCACAGCATGTACAGTGATGTAGGCGAACCACGACAGCCCTTGCGTGGTGTGAGCTTTAATCCTGTTCCGGGCCTGATGCTGGAACGCCCAGCCACTCCCAAAGCGTTGACAGCTGAACCTGCACTGGTAAAACAACTCAAGAGTCTGATACGGTCAGACGGTGCTGCCATCAACACCCTGTTCAATCCTGCTGAACTGAGAGCCAACAAGATTACAGACCTGGCCAAACTGGCTGTGGACTTTATCAACACCAAGGTAGGCTCACCACTAAATCCTGCTACCCTAATGCCCGAGTTTGGCGACTGGCTGCAGACCAAAGTAACACCACAAAAGTTCCGCAACATTGTGGAGTACCTACAGAGTCCCACCAGCAACACAGAGGCCCTGGCAGCAGCATTCACAGCATTTATATTGTTGCACGATCTCAAAATGGATCTGTTGCGTCAAGCAGATGCACAGCATCCAGGACAAGAAGGCTGGGTAATGGCCACACCTGCAGGCTATGCCAAAGCAGTGAACCGCTTTGATCCCAACGCTTTTGCTGCTCAAAATCGAGCACAAAACAATCCCAAATCATGATTTTTTTGGATCCGACATAAATAAAAGCAAGGCACAAAGCCTATTAACTTAAAGGAAATTTATCATGGCACAAATCACTCGCGTAAATGGCGATCTCCAACCAGTAGTGGTAATGGATCAGGGCGTAAACGCCACTTCACCTGGTGCTGGTTTCAGCACAGGTATCAACACCGTGGTCAGCGGTGTAACTGTTAACGCAGCTGGTCCTAAACTGGACTTCGGCACAGTTACTTTCACCGGTAACGCCACTGTCAGCGGCACCTCTTTGGCAATCGCTATTCAGACAATTCAACAAAAAGCAACCATTGCTATGTATGAATTCACAACCAATTCTAGCAACACTGCTACTTTGGCTATTGCTTCGTTCCCAACCGGTGCTTGGGACTTTGCTGACACCGGCGACCTAGACGTGGCTCTCACAGCCGCCCTGGGCTACGCTGTAACCACAGCAGCCACTGCAACATTCACAAACTAATTCAACCCTAGTTTAAACAACCCCGGACTTAAAAAATCTGGGGTTTCTTTTTGGCCTTAAATAGCTGCAGAATGAAAATACAATGTCGAACTCTATTTGACTGCAGCAGGACCGGAGTTACTGGAACGTTTCGCGCCAGTGAGATACCTTACCGTGATCGTGCTGAACAAATGGTCAACAATCATCAAGACTGGAATCGCAGCCGAAACCAGCAGCGCAACTACGAAACACTTTTGCAGATTTTTGGCCTAAGAACTCAACCTCAAGAGATCACTCAACCTGTGTGCAACAACGGTGTGTGGCAGTTCACGTTTGAGAGCGAACACGAAGGTGTGTTTGAAATGCACAGCAACTCAGATCCACTAGCAGGGCTCAAACTGGACTGCGATGGTGTACCCATGATGCTGTATTTGACCGAACAATCTGATCTAGCACCGGTACTGACCACGCAGGGTCCGCAACAAAACATTTGGTTCGAAACCATAAATACGTCAACGGAGAACTAATATGTCCATTGGCCACGAACCCACTGACCTTGAGAAAAAAAGCCTAGAGGCCCACGTTGATTTGTGCGCACAACGCTACCGATTCCTAGAATCCAAGATGGAAACTGTTGAACAAAAAATTGCCGGGCTCAACTCAATTGTGGGCGAAAT